TCAATGGCTTTTCAGTAGGAGTAGAGCGTAGGAAGTTTAGTCCTATATGGGGAGGCACAGAGGAAGAACCTGCTATTAACTACTTCACAGGCTTCACAGTAACGATAGCCTGCTTCAGGTTTAGTGTGGGTAGGTTGTTTGAGATAGAGTACACATAGAAAAGCCCTGTATAGCCTTTATAGCTATGCAGGGCTTTTTGCGTTATTACTTGGCTAGACTGTTTATCATCATGTAGTATGCTTTTTTATTAGCAGCTAAAGCCTTTTTAGCATTAGACTTACTTACACCAACACTCACTAAGTTAGCTACGTTATTCATCGCCCCGAAGGTGTTATTTACCGCTGCTGAACCTGCTGTTTTTAAAACTGCCTGTCTCGCTTGTTTGTCTCCATACTTAAAGAGAGTAGCACTGTTTATGCTGGCGAATTCAGTAGCTTCTTTAGCAAAAATAGATAAAGCTACAGGGTCATCTTTAAAGCGTATGCCAAAGCCTCCTAGAGACTCATCTAGTCCTTTTAAAGCGTTCATCCACTCCGTACTAAGTGCGCTATTACCTGTGCCTAAGTTTTTAAACTTCTGCCCTACCTTGTTATAGAAGGCTGCGTCACTTGCAAACTGCCTAGTCTTATCTAGTTTAAGGAAAGGTGTTTCAGCACTTAGTATCGAAGTCAACTTAGAGTTAATACCAGCGTAAGAGTTAGAGGCTAGGTTTAGTTCGTCATTAACATGCTTACGTAAACCACCAACTATACTATCAACACCTCTACTCATATTGTCTGAAGCCCCTACATCCCGTAAATCATCCAAGATACGCTTAAGTGCATGCATCTGTTTGCCAGAAAGAACTCCTTTATCTCCTTGGTTGTTGATAAGCCTGCTTAGTTCTTTTAGGTTTGTTTGAGTAGCTTTTGGTAACTTCTCCAGAGTGTCAAGGGATGTATCAAATGTCTTTTTAACTCCTGCTAGGAATGCTTCATCCAAACCAGAAACCTTGAAAGACAATTCCTTTAACTCCGTATTAACTACCGCCTCTAACTTAGCCCCATAGTTTTTCCTTAAGCCCGTTAGTGTCTCCAGTCTCTTCACCACACTCTTACCAATAGCCTCAGTAGGAGGGTGTGCGCTGGTGTAGTATTGGTTACCAACCCCATTCTTGATTCTTTGTAGTATTTCAGCCATTGCTGGCTTATTGCCTTTCTCTGTGTTGGTAACATAAGAAACCAATTCTGGGTTAGTATCTAGTTTCACTAATTTTTTACCGACCACGTCTTTGACCACTTCTCCTGCTGAAGAGAGTTTAACAGTTGCTAATTCACTCCCATACTTGAGTGTAGGGTCTAATAAGGCTTTTTTAGTAGCCTGAACAGCCGCTGCTTTCTTAGTTAGTGCTTTCAAACCAGCGTTACCGCCTTTGACGATAGAGCCTACAGGGGCAGCCATGTTTCCTATAAACTGTCCTGCATCTATAGCTTCTTGAGATATACTTGAAGATGTCTGTTCCCCAAACAAGAAGTCAACACCTTTTTTAACGTCCTTTGATGTCCATATAGCAGTATCTTGATTATCTTTGTCAGCAAGCAAGGAGCGTCCTAGAGACTCAACATCACCTACCACTCCTAGTGTGCCTGCTACAGCCCCTCTAGCACCTGCTTCAGTAGCAGAGCCTACCTTTTTTAAATACTCCCAAGGACTAACATACGGCATAGCATGGTCAGGTAGTTCTGTAGAGTCTGTGCTGGCAGGTTCTACTGCCTCCTTCTTAGCCCCTTCGTTCAACCAAGCTAGTGTTGCAGGGTCTGTTACAGCTTCGCTTAAAGCTCCTACTGGTTCCTGTTCAACCTCTCCGTTCAACCAAGCTAGTGTTGCAGGGTCTGTTACAGCTTCGCTATTTTCCATCTTTCAGCTCCTTAACTAAGTCCCACCCAGTAGAATTACGTGTGTTTCTACGGTATATTTTACCGCCTCTTGTCTTATATCTCTCACTTTCAGGCATTTTGCCTCTAAGTGTGTCTGCAAAAGCAGAATAATGGTCTATTACGGCTTCCAGCTGCTGGTTGAAGTTTTCATCTTTAACATCTAGTGCTGTAAGTGAAGACTTTAGTAACTCTAATTCTATGTTACTTACAGAGCCTAATGCGCCTCCTGTAGGTGAAGCCTGTTTCATTTCAATTAAGCGGTCAAAGGCTAAACCAGATTGTAGTTTTTTTACATGATTCGCTAATGTAACACCCTCTGTCCAAGGGACGCCAAAAAACCCAGTAACTGCGTCAACAGCTGCCTCAACAAAAGATTCAGGTATTAGTTTCTGCGCTTCTCTAGCTATATCTAGCATTGAATCGGTAGCACGTATAGCAACAGCTACCCCATCTTTTTTCGTAGTATCTGCTTTTAGTGCTATAGCTTGGTTTAAAGCCATTTTTATATCAGTAGCGGTTGCACCTTCAGCTTTAAGTTTACTAGCAGTGCTGCCTAATTCAGCTACCTGCTCAGTAGATAAGTCTTTAATGACTATACCATATTGCTTTCCTACATCTTGCCTTGTGAATTTTGCTTTTGCAGCGTCTTCAGCTGCGGTTAGTTCCCTTTCTTTAAAAGCATTTTCTTGTATATTTTGTGCTTTTGTTTCGTCTGCTCGTACACCTTGAAGAGCTAGTCCTTCCCTTTGTAGCTTTATTTTCTCCTCCTCTATTACCGCTTCCATAGCTTTTTCACGCAACTCAGCAGCCTTAGCAAGTGCTCTAGGGTTGCTGCTCTGCTCTAACTTAGCCGCAGCAGCTTTTAACTTATCTGAGTATTCTTCACCCGTAGCCCCTGCAATAACGGCTTGTATCTGCGAATCTACTGTCTTGCTAGCCTGAGCAGCTGCCTGACTAGCCTGTGCAGATGCTTCATTAGCTCCTACTTGTCTTTCAGCTCCAAACCTCTCAGCCAAGCCTTGACCAGCTCCTGCTGCACCTTGAATAGCCCCTGATGCAGACGTTAGGAAGCCGCCTAAAGCACCTCCACCATAGTCCTTACCTTGAAACTGTTTCTGTCTTAATTGTTGGTCTAACAGACGAGCCTGTTCAGGTGTCATGTTCTGTGTTAGTAATCCTGATTGTTGTGCATTCATTTATATGTCTCCTACGTTATATTGGGTAAGTCTACGGTGCATAATCGTAGTAAGGTTGGCTATAGCCGCTAGAATCATAACCTTCAGGAGGTGTTCCGTATGTAGGCGTAGAGTCTCCGAATAGACCTGATGCATAGTTGTATACAGTATCTAATACATTACCACTCCCATCAGCGGTTTGAGTAGGTGTTCCTTGCTGTGAAGCAATGTTAGACAAACCTCTAATCAACTCTTGGTCTAGTGTTGACTGTGCCAATCCTAAATCAGTACCTGTTGAAATCTGCTGTCCACCAAGCTGTGCTAATAAACTTGCTTCTGTGTTTCTACCTTGCTGTGCAAGCTGTTGAGACTGTAACGCAGGCTGCATTTGTGCTAACAATTGATTCATTGGAATACCAGTAGCATTCATAATAGCAGTTAAATTACCAATATCTTGTCCCTGAATCTGACCACCTAAAGCAGAAGCTTGGCTACCAAGACCAAATAAACTCTGTGCTTGTCCTAATGAACCTGCCTGCAAAGCCTGTTGAGCCTGTGAAGCACTCATATCTTGTTGTTGTAAACCAGCTAGAGATTGTAACTGATTCATACCCATAGCCTGTTGAGCCTGTGTACCTTGTAAGCCCAACCCTGCCAATGCACTACCTTGATTAATCTGAGCACCTTGTAAACCAGAGGAAGCACCTGCTAGTTGTCCAACTTGTCCTGATAAGCCTAATGCTCGTTGTTGCGCTGAGTTCTGTAAAGCATCTGACATCTGCATAGCCTGTAGAGAGTTTGCACTACGAGCTTCTTCCTGCGCTTTAGCCATTGCTAGTTGTTCTGGTGTACCGCCATAGGCATTGGTAGAGACCCCACCACGTCCTTGAGCAAACAATCTGTTTTCTAATTCTAATGCTTGTCTTTCTCTATCTCCTGCACCCATACCTTGTAGTTGGTTGAAGATGTCTTGTTGGCTTGTTCCTTGACCTAGTCCTGAAGCAGCCTGTCCAGCTAAACCAGCGTACTGCTGTCTTAGAGCGTCTATATCAGCTGTATTAGCCTGACTACCTAACATCCCCTCAGCACCGCCTAGAGCAGCTCCAGTAACGCCTTGTAAAGCCTGTTGAGGCTGTCCATAGTTACCGAGTTGTTGGTTAAACAAACCACCCATAGCAGCTTGCTGTCCTGCAAGAGAAGGGTTTATCATTTGAGACTGTGTAAGGGCATTACCTGCACCTAACATACTAGCATCTGTGAAGCCACCTAAACCTGTTGGTACAGTGCCTCCCATGTTCTGTGACAAGCCTTGAGCCTGCTGGTTCATATTATCCACTAAACCTTGATTGGCTAAGGTGTAGTTTGTATTGCCGCTTGCATCATAGCCCATACCGCCTGCTGCTGAAGATACAGAATAAGGCTTAAACTGTGCTTTCCCTGCTAAAGAGTCTTGTAAGGCTGCTGATTGGGCGTTAAGGTCTTTAGTGATGCCCCCTAATGCATTTTTACCAACAACATTAGCTGCTGTTGCTCCCATACCGCCTAATACATCACCACCGCTTAAACCTAGTGTGTCTAATAAGCTCATTAGTATGTACCTCCGTCAACTGTACCTATTGTAGCAGCACCTGTAACTACCAATGTAGGTAGTGTCACAGTCCCTGTAAAGGTTGGTGAGATTGTGTTAGACTTGCTATTAACTGCTGTCTGTACGTTTGTGAATTCTGTGTTTATTTCAGAGCCTTTGATAATCTTTGCAGGGTTTCCTGATGGTAGATTATCCTTAACTGTGAAGTTTGTTGTAGGTGCGTAGTTACTCATTATATTGTTCTTCCTATGATTGCTTGTGCTGTCATTCTCTGGATTGATAAAGGGGCTTCAAATACATCGGCTTCTACCCCTAGCTGTACAACTTGACCGCCACCGTTTGCGTTAACATTAGGACGGTTAACAAGAACACCAGCATTAAACTCACCTGTGTTGTATTCTGCTATGTTATATTCTGCTATGACCTGTGCAGACAACGTGAACTGACGTTTGTTGTAAGCGTAGGAATAATCATACCCCCAGTTTAGTGTTACATCTGTAGCACTACCGCCTATGATAGTTATCTTCAAGTTCTTTAATAGTTTTAAGTTGGAAGGTGCTCCAAAGTCTATGTAGTTTGAGAAATAGCTTAATTGGTAGTTTGTTCCATTATCTGAATAGCCTTTGTACTCAGCAATACCATTAGGCATACCAAAGTAAAGTGTACCATCACGAAGGCTACATAGCTCTGTAGGATTCATACCTGACCACTTAGTAGCTCTGTAGCTTCCATCTTCAAGTGGTGTACGTGTATCAAAGCAATATGTTACAAGTGTATTGGGTAGTGTTATTACATAAAATGCTTCCTTTGGATTATACACAGACTTAACCAACCCTGTTTCAGTACCGACAGTAGATAATAGTTCTGTACGTACATTCTTAGAAACATCTCTCATAGGCAGCGACTTCTCTTGTATTGTACGATTTAGGCTTTTAACACCTGTATCAGACAAGAACAATAAATCAGTACCTGTTGCTTGTATAGTCTTTGTAGCTATACAGCCTGTTCCAACAATAGAGTCTGCTAAAGACATTGTGGCAGGGTCAGAAGCTCCTTGATATATTAATATCTGTGTTCTACCAAAGATAATAAGAAAGTTGTTATGTGAGACAATACCTTTAATCTCATCAGCACCACCTGCCCAGACTTTGGAGATGTTAATACTACCTGAACTACCTGTGTCCCACTTCATACCTGCTAGTAAGTCTGACCAGTATATAGTGGTGTTGTTAGCGTCTGTACGGGCTGTCCAGAGCCTACCAAAGGATGACAATACCAACCCACCTTTAGGGACTGTTCCGCTTACTAGGGGATGTGCTGAAAGCTCGTCACATGTTGTCCCATCATAGTATATAGGGTCTTGTCCTTCCTCGAATAGATAATGTATTCCATTAAGTGTTGTGCCTTCAAACTCACCAGTCTGTACAGTGTAACTAGTAGGTGTAATATCTGTTAGCGTTGTAGTACCTTTGTATATCGCTGTTGAAGAAGCACTAATCACTTCTGTTGTAGTGTCTGGTTTAATGTACTCAGATATATGTACTAAGGATATAGGGTTAGTTTCTGTAACATACTCCCAACCCTTCCTAGCCCCTATACGTCCAAATTGGTCAATAACACAATTATCAGCTACTAGTGCAAACTGCTCTGTTAAGCTTGTTGGACTATCCTGTGTGTTTAAACCAAAAAAGGCAGGGGCTTGTATTGCAATACTTTGTAAGGGTTTAGCCATTAGATAACTCCAAATATAAGCTCGTCTGAGTTAATACCTGCATCTAAAGCTATAGCAGATGATAAAGACTCTTTAGCTATGGCTATCTGCTCCATAGCTCCTTGACCACCTGTTTCACCTCGTTCACGTAAGGCATAAGCAAAAGCTAAATGAACTATAGGCTGTGTAGGCAAATGAGTCTCATCAGCATCTCCTACCAACTCAGTGTTACGTTTTACAACACTACATGATATAGCATATTCTTTATTAGGCTTAGGGTAGAGAACCAACTTAACATCACCATTTGCATCAACTCCTTGCATACAATAATAAGAAGGAGTACCAGTAGCTGTTGGATTAAGTGTTAACCTATTCTCTATATAGTCTTTAGAGCGTTGTGTCAGTTCGTGTTTAGTGGTTGTGTTATAAACACTCATCACTTCACCTCTAACTCCAAAGCCCTGTAAAGGGTATTTAGCTTCATTGTTTATTGTATTGAAATTAATGTCTGTTCTTAGAGATGACCAATCCCAAGCATCTTCAACGGTCTGTATAGCATCATTAACGAAGTCACCAACCAAATGTGTATATTCCGTTTCTTGAATGGTTGTTGCTGATTGTTCTCTTAACTTCCTAAGAACTTTGTTTACTATGTTTAAATATGTCATGTATTTTCCTTGGAAGGCTTTCTATTAACTATATAGTATATTATATCATACTTTTGTTGGAAAAAGCAAGCCTTTTATGATAATAATTCATTTTGCAAGCCTGTATAGCCTGCTAAGTCCTGTATAGCGAATGTGGATGCTCTTCTACGTGCAACCAATGGGTCTGTATTCGCTGCTTTCCTTTGTAGGAAATCATCAAACTCTTCATTAGCTCCTGTCAGTAGTTCCTGAATAGCACCCCAACCATTAGATACAAAGTCATACAGTGTAGTTCCTGCTTCTTTAAACCAATCAGCCAAATCTCCTCCTGCCTCGCTTAAGAAGTCTAAGAATTGTGTTCCACTGTCTTTAACAAAGGCTGCAAAGTCTTTAGCATTGTCTTTAATAAACGAGCCTATAGTATCTCCTGATTCTTTAATAAAGTCTACAAAATCACCACCTGCTTGTTTTAAAAACTCCCCTACTTCTGTTCCAGATTCTTTAATGAAATCTATAAAACTGTCTCCAGCATCTGTTAAGAAATCCCCTACACTTTCACCTGCCTCGCTTAAGAAGTCTAAGAATTGTGTTCCATTGTCTTTAATAAAGGTTGCAAAATCTTCCCCATTTTCTTTAAGAAAACTACCAAGGTCTGTTCCTGCTTCTTTAAACCATGTAACAAGGTCTGTTCCTGCTGCATTTAAGAAAGAACCTACAGCCTCTCCAGAGTTTTTGATAAAAGAAACAACACCTTCTCCACTTTCTTCAAGCAATGTCCCTACACTTGTACCTGCCTCTTTTAAGAATTCAATAAACTCTTTACCATTATTTGTTACAAAATCTCCTATTGCTTTACCACCATCTGCTATTAATGTAGCAATACCTTCACCACCATTTTTAACTAAAGTGGCAATATCAGTACCAGCTTCTGATAAAAAGGCTACAACATCTTTTCCTGATTCTTTCATAAAGGTACCGAAAGCTTCTCCGTTATCTTTGATAAAAGTACCAAACTCAGTACCAGCTGTTACTAAGAAATCAGCTACATTTGTACCTGAATCAGACAAGAATTCAATAAACTCTTTACCATTATCTCTAAAAAACTCAGCAGCACTTGAGCCAGCTTCCGTTAAGAAATTTGCAAACTCTTCACCATTGTCTTTAAGAAAAGCGGCAACATCTTGACCTGAAGCAGCTAAGAAATCTCCTACATCTTCTACACCTTCCCCTAGTTTTTCCAGTAGTTCCCCACCTTGCTCTTCTAGGTAGTTATATAGAGGCTCTACACCAGCGACAACAGCTCCAGCAGTCCCTAAGATAGGCTTTATAACTTCTTTGTTAACAGTTGACAAACCCTCTTCAGTAGTTTCTAAGATAGGTTGTATAACTTCTTTGTTAACCTCCGATAGAGCTTCTCCTGCTACGTCTACAGCACCTTTACCTATTTCTACTACTGTATTTAACACAGGGTCTATTATATCGTCCTTGATATGTTCAACACCATTTCTAACAGAATCTTCTATCATCTCTCTTTCAGGTTGTATGTCTTGCCAGAAATCCTCTAAAGGCTGTTCAACGTACTCATGATAGTAGTCTTCAACGGCTTTTAAGTCTATTGCTAGGTCACCACCGCCTATCTCCATACTAAGCTCAGTGTTTTTAACAATGTCCGTAACTATAGGCTTCACAGTGTCTATAAATATGTCTTGTGTATTCCCACCGTCTAATGCTTCATAGCCTCCTTTAATAACACCTTCAGTAATAGAATCTATATGTTCTGTAATAAAAGTATTGTCCCCTGCGTACTCCGTAAGTAAAGACCCTACATTCTCTTCTGTTAAGTATGTATCTTTAATTACAGTGTTGGTAGTAGTAGTCAGCACGTCCTCAAGGTCTCCACCTTTTAAAACGGCTTCCCCTGCTCCAATAATACCTGAAGAAACAGCTTCTATATTGTTAGCGATGAACGTACTATCAGTATTGTCTAAAACCGTACCAGCAACAAACTCATTTATAGCAGGCTGTTCTGATAGAGATAGACCAGCACTAACAGCACCTAGAACATTATCAGCCTCAATAGCCTGTACAAGGTCTACTGTTGTTGTTATTTTATTAACCAACTCTGCTTGGGCAATTACGTCTGCTGTGGCTGTGAGTTTACCTGCTGCATCGACTGCTCCAGCAGCGTTATTTAATTCTTTACCATAAGCACCAAGACCACCTAAAGCACCTGCCGTAACTACATCTTTTAAATCACCACCCTGAGCAGCTGTAACAGCTCCAGAGACTATTGCATTAGCTGTTCCAGATGCAGCAGCAGTACTCATACCCCCAACACCTGCAAATGCAGGAGCTAGAGCAGCACCTACCCCTGCCATAAGAAGTGTTGTAACACCTGCTTTAGCAGCCATGCCTACATAGTCCATAAAATCAGGAGGAGACATATCTACTGTCTCAGAACCAAAAGTATGTGTCTTAGAGTTATAATTATACGTGGTTAAATGAACTCTATCCTTACCATCAGCATCTACAGCTTCTACTTTAGTTTGAAATTGTGTGGGTATACCTAGCCTGTTTAATACTTCTTGTGAATATTGTTGCCTATCTACAGAAGCATCTACACCATCTATAGCAGCTTGATTATTAAGTAGCATAGTAAACTCACTATACTTAGTAAAATCATAGATTGCTTTTGCTTTGTCCTCGTCCATAAACTCACCAGCTGTCCAGCCCTCAGTCATATCAGGCACAGCATCTACTGAAGAGTATTCAGTGTAATCGGTTTGTAACTTATTTCCTCCC